ATGCAAGACCTGGAGATCTTTGGTGGGACAGTGATGATGGTGATCTTCATGTGTATTATGCTGATGGTGATAGTAATCAATGGGTATCAATTAATACTGGTCCAATTGGACCTCAAGGTGCTCAAGGTTCTGCAGGTGCTCAAGGTTCTGCAGGTGCTCAAGGTTCTGCAGGTGCTCAAGGTTCTGCAGGTGCTCAAGGAGCTCAAGGTGCTCAAGGATCTCAAGGTGCTCAAGGATCTCAAGGTGCTCAAGGATCTCAAGGTGCTCAAGGAGTTCAAGGTGCTCAAGGATCTCAAGGTGCTGCTGGTGGTACAGGAGGCACTGGTGCTCAAGGTGCTCAAGGAGTTCAAGGTGCTCAAGGATCTCAAGGTGCTGCTGGTGGTACAGGAGGCACTGGTGCTCAAGGTGCTCAAGGCGCTCAAGGCGCTCAAGGATCTCAGGGTGCAACTGGTACTGTAGGTGCTCAAGGTGCACAAGGAGCTCAAGGTGCAACTGGTGCTCAAGGTGTAGTAGGAGCTCAAGGTGCTCAAGGTGCAGTAGGAGCTCAAGGAGCTCAAGGTGCAACTGGTGCTGTAGGTGCTCAAGGTGCAACTGGTGCTGTAGGTGCTCAAGGAGCTCAAGGTGCTGTTGGAGCTCAAGGTGCTGTAGGTGCCACAGGTGCTCAAGGCGCTCAAGGTGCTGCTGGTGGTACAGGTGGTGCTGGTGCTCAAGGTGCTGTAGGTGCCACAGGTGCTCAAGGTGCTGCTGGTGGTACAGGTGGTGCTGGTGCTCAAGGTGCTGCTGGTTCAGCGGGCGCTCAAGGTGCTGCTGGTGGTACAGGTGGTGCTGGTGCTCAAGGTGCTGTAGGTGCCACGGGTGCTCAAGGTGCTGCTGGTGGTTCTGGTGGTGCTGGTGCTCAAGGTGCTCAAGGTGCTCAGGGTGTTCAAGGTGCCATTGGTTCTGCATCCGCTGTGATTCCCTCTGGATCTGTATTTTTACTTTACCAAGCAAACGCACCTACAGGATGGACAAAGGTTACTACTCAAGATAACAAAGCATTGAGAGTTGTTTCTGGAACTGGTGGTGGAACGGGAGGTTCAACTGCATTTACATCAGTCTTTACTTCCAGAACGCCTAGTGGTTCTGTTTCTATGAGTAATGCTGCTCATACATTGACGACAAATGAAATGCCTTCTCATAACCACACAACAAGTATTACAAACCTTAATCTTCATGTATATGGAAACGTAAATAGTGGTCGAGCAACTGGAGGTGGAACAGATGGTGTAGTTGAATTCAGTATGTCTAATACAGGTGGTGGCGCATCTCACACTCACGCTAACACTGCTTCTTTCAGTGGATCGTCAATGGACTTTGCAGTTCAGTACATAGATGTTATACTTTGTAGTAAAGATTAATCGAGGATAATTAGCAATGAGAGTAACAATTATTCCAACCGATAAATGGATTAGAAAGGACGAAACTGCTGCACATCTTCAAGAATGGAATTTTGAAGATTCTGATATTCATGCGATTCAATGGTATGAAGATCATGGGGAAATTGAATGGAAAAATCCACAAAGAAATGAAGAAATTACTGACGATACTATTCTACAACCATATCTTGCAGCATTAGACACTCACCTTATAAGTATTGTAAGTGAACCAGTCGGAGTTGGAACTTCTTCAATATCAGAAAACGTGATATAATGTAGTTTTAGTTATGGCTAAGATAAAACCAGGCAATTTTTGTCCATTGATTAAAAAAGATTGTATTGGATTGAAGTGTGCTTGGTATACTCAAATGAGAGGCACAAATCCAAATACAGGAGAACCTGTCGATGAGTGGGGTTGTGCAGTGACTTGGATGCCTGTGATGGCAGTAGAAATTGCTCAGAAATCAAATCAAACTGGAGCAGCTGTAGAAAGTTTTAGAAATGAAGTTGTAAAAGCAAACTATCAGAATCAAGAACTTTATAGAGATGCGCTTAAACAGCAAATTATACCTGCACAAATCACGCCTTTAAACCAACCTATTAACATTATTGGATCCGCAGATGAGATGCACAATTTTACATAAATAACCAAAAAGTAGATAATGGCAGCGTTTAATTTTCCTAATAGTCCAAATAATGGTGATACTTACACTAGTAATGGTGTTACGTTTCAATATAATGGAACCGTATGGAAAAGACAATCTAGCACCGGTGCTCAGGGAGCTCAAGGTGCACAGGGAGCTCAAGGTGCTCAAGGTGTACAAGGTAGCGTAGGTGCTCAAGGTGCTGTAGGATCTCAAGGAGCTCAAGGTGCTACAGGCACAGTGGGTGCTCAAGGAGCTCAAGGTGCAGTAGGATCTCAAGGTGCAGTTGGTGCTCAAGGCGCTCAAGGTGCTCAGGGAGCTCAAGGAGCTCAAGGTGCTGCTGGTGGTGCAGGTGGCACTGGTTCCACAGGTGCTCAAGGTGCTACTGGTTCCACAGGTGCTCAAGGTGCACAAGGTGCTACTGGTTCCACAGGTGCTCAAGGTGCTCAAGGTGCCACAGGAGGTACAGGTGCACAAGGTGCTACTGGTTCCACAGGTGCTCAAGGTGCTCAAGGTTCCACAGGAGGTACAGGTGCCACAGGTGCACAAGGTGCTACTGGTTCCACAGGTGCTCAAGGTGCTACTGGTTCCACAGGTGCTCAAGGTGCACAAGGTGCTACTGGTTCCACAGGTGCTCAAGGTGCTCAAGGTTCCACAGGTGCTCAAGGTGCACAAGGTGCTACTGGTTCCACAGGTGCTCAAGGTGCTCAAGGTGCCACAGGAGGTACAGGTGCACAAGGTGCTACTGGTTCCACAGGTGCTCAAGGTGCTCAAGGTTCCACAGGTGCTCAAGGTGCACAAGGTGCTACTGGTTCCACAGGTGCTCAAGGTGCTCAAGGTTCCACAGGAGGTACAGGTGCCACAGGTGCACAAGGTGCTACTGGTTCCACAGGTGCTCAAGGTGCTCAAGGAGCTCCTGGTTCTGCCACTACTGGTGCTCAAGGTGCTCAGGGAGCTCCTGGTTCTGCCACTACTGGTGCTCAAGGCGCTCAAGGTGCTGTTGGTGCTCAAGGAGCTCCTGGTTCTGCCACTACTGGTGCTCAAGGTGCCACAGGAGGTACAGGTGCCACAGGTGCTCAAGGTGCTCAAGGAGCTCCTGGTTCTGCCACTACTGGTGCTCAAGGCGCTCAAGGTGCTACAGGTTCTGCTGGTTCTCGTAATTTTATCATCAACGGCGGGATGGATGTCTGGCAAAGAGGAACTTCGCAGGCGACAAGCGGCCAATACGGCGCTGACCGATTTTGGATGGTAAATGCTGCTTCCGCTACCAGAAGCACTGATGCACCGGATGGTTTTACCTATTCAACAAAGTTAACCTACAGTGCTTCAGATATGGCACTGGGTCAGCCCATTGAGCTGCGTGCAACAGGGGAACAAGGTCAACTTGTCGCTGGAACCACCTTAACTTTAAGCTATTATGCAAAGGTAGACACTGGCACAGAAGGAATCCAAACCGTAATAAACTTTAGAGACTCTAAGTTTAGTACCAGCAATCAAGTGTCATTTACTTCTTCCAATCCCAACGCGACGTGGACAAATGGTTGGGCACGCTACCAACATCAGTTTACGGTTCCTACAGTTGCCGGAACGAATGTTCTAGCAGGTCTCGAAATCGGAGGGATAAGTAGGGATGCTTACATCACCGGTGTGCAGCTGGAAGTCGGCTCCGTCGCCACACCGTTTGAGTCGCGCAGCTTTGGGCAGGAGCTGGCGTTGTGTCAGAGGTATTTTTGTAAAAATAGCAATACTGATGTTGTTGCAACTGTCCAAGGAGCTCATTCCAGCAACAATGAAATGTATTTTAGTGGATATGCTTATGCACTGTCTGGGCCGAATGCGGCCTTCCTCCCAAATATTTATTTTCCAGTAACAATGAGAACTAAACCTTCTACAGTAACTTTTATCCCCCCCTTCGTCATCACCAACCCCATCAATGGCGGAGCTGCTGCGGGTCAGTGGATATTATATCGTGAATACCAACCATGGGCTGCTGTCTGGGTGTCGGCCACAGTATCTAACGAGAACAATATGCAATTATATATTTACCCCAGATCCCAGCCGGACGGATGGACCGGCCCAGCGCATTTTGCAACGATAGGTGCTTGGACTGCCTCTGCAGAATTCTAAGGAGATAGACAATGGAAAACTACAAACTTGTTCAACATCCAATAACAGGTGATTTATTACCTTATGCACTTCGTCTTTCTGATGGTGCTTCAGTTCATAGAGAATTAAATGAAGAGTATTTAAAATGGTTAGAAGAAGGCAATACCCCGCTTCTGGCGGATAAACCAGACCCCATTCCCGAACCAGAACCTCTAACTGCTCAACAAAAACTAGAAGCAGCAGGACTCACCATAGAAGAACTCAAAGATCTTCTTGGAATATAAATAACTAAAAAGTAGATAATGGCGCTCAATTTTCCTAACAGTCCTGCTTTAAATTCTACCCACGAAGAGAATGGGACTAAATGGTTATGGAATGGATCATCCTGGACTCGTGTAGTTTCAGCAGGTGCTCAAGGATTTCAAGGTGCAGCTGGAGCTCAAGGTGCACAAGGAGCCCAAGGTGCTCAAGGTGTACAAGGTAGCGTAGGTGCTCAAGGAGCTCAAGGTGCTCAAGGCGCTCAAGGTGCAGTAGGTGCCCAAGGTGCTGTGGGATCACAGGGAGCTCAAGGAGCTCAAGGTGCTGCTGGTGGTGCAGGTGGCACTGGTTCCACAGGTGCTCAAGGTGCCGTTGGTGCCCAAGGTGCTCAAGGTGCTCAAGGTGCTCAAGGTGCACAAGGTGCTCAAGGTGCAGTAGGATCTCAAGGTGCTCAGGGTGTCCAAGGTGTATCTGGTGTTCAAGGATCTGGTGGAGCTCAAGGGGCTCAAGGTGCTCAAGGCGCTGATGGTAACTTTGGTGGCGCTACATTTGATTATACCTTCAGTACAACTACAACTGATAGTGATCCAGGAACTGGAACCTTAAGATTCAATAATAGTGACTTAAGTTCCGCTACTCAAATGTTTATCGATGATGAGGCAGACGGTTCTATTGATATTCAAGTGTATCTAAGAACTATTGATGATTCAACTTCGGGGATTAGAGGTCACTTTAGAATTTCTAACAGACTAAATTCTGCTGATTTTACCCTTTTTACGATTGATGGCACAATTACGGAGGCAACAGGATATTTTAAGGTTCCTTGTACAAGACTTTCTGGATCAACGTCTTACAGCAATAATGAAGACATTATTATCACCTTTGCGAGAACTGGTGATAAAGGAGATACTGGAACCACTGGTGCACAAGGAACTGCTGGGGCTCAAGGATCTCCAGGTGCTCAAGGTTCCACAGGAGGTACAGGTGCCACAGGTGCTCAAGGTGCCACAGGAGGTACAGGTGCCACAGGTGCTCAAGGTTCCACAGGAGGTACAGGTGCCACAGGTGCTCAAGGTGCTCAAGGTGCCCAAGGAGCTCAAGGAGCTCAAGGTTCTACAGGAGGCACCGGTGCCACAGGTGCTCAAGGTTCTACAGGAGGTACAGGTGCCACAGGTGCTCAAGGTTCCACAGGAGGTACAGGTGCCACAGGTGCTCAAGGTGCCACAGGAGGTACAGGTGCCACAGGTGCTCAAGGTGCCACAGGAGGTACAGGTGCCACAGGTGCTCAAGGTGCTACTGGTTCCACAGGTGCTCAAGGTGCTCAAGGTTCCACAGGAGGCACCGGTGCCACAGGTGCACAAGGTGCTACTGGTTCCACAGGTGCTCAAGGTGCTACTGGTTCCACAGGTGCTCAAGGTGCTCAAGGTTCCACAGGAGGCACCGGTGCCACAGGTGCACAAGGTGCTACTGGTTCCACAGGTGCTCAAGGTGCTCAAGGTTCCACAGGAGGCACCGGTGCCACAGGTGCTCAAGGTGCCACAGGAGGCACAGGTGCCACAGGTGCTCAAGGTGCAACAGGAGGTACAGGAGGTACTGGTGCTCAAGGTGCCACAGGAGGCACAGGTGCCACAGGTGCTCAAGGTGCAACAGGAGGTACAGGTGCCACAGGTGTCCAAGGTGCTACAGGTTCTGCTGGTGCTCAAGGTGCACAAGGTGCTGGTGGGCCTTCTGGCACTTTAAGTGCCTCTGCTGTTACAACTAACTCAACATTCTTTCCAGTGTTTGTTGCTGGTGCTGGTAACCAGACTCCAAGTATCAGAACAACATCTCAAGCGTTCCAATTTAACCCTGGAACTGGAGAACTTCAACTTGGTGGACAAATTACTTTAGGCACAACTCCATTCTTCCGCAACACAACAACCATCGCATCAAATTACACGGTCACAACAACTTACAACGAAATGTGTATTGGCCCCATAACAGTCAATTCGGGTGTCACGGTTACGGTTGACTCTGGTGCCACCTGGACTGTGATTTGATAAATAGAGGAAATATAAAGTGATATGAGTACCATCAAGACTAACGCAATTCAAACTACTGCTGGGAAACCTATACTCAATAGCACTGGGAGTATTCTTCAAGTTGCTCAAGCATATAAAACAGACGCTTTTACGACCACTAGTACATCTTTGGTTGATGTTTCAGGATTAAGTGTTACCTTAACTCCATCTTCTTCATCCAGTAAATTTTTAATTATGGTTAATTTAACTTATATTAATTCTTTCTTTGTTGGTCATATCGGACTGATACGCAATTCAACAGAAATTGGTCTTGCAGATGTAGCAGGTAGTAGACCAAGAAACTTTATGGTATATTCACACGAAACAAACAGTCAGTCAGATGGACCTTATTTTAGAGAATCTATGGATTTCTTAGATTCTCCCGCAACATCAAGTGCTATAACTTATAAAATTCAAGCAAGTGCAAGAGTTGATGGTCAAGGAGGTACTATGTTTATAAACAGATCTGTAACTGATAGAAACACCTCAGGTTATGACCCTAGAGCTACCTCATCAATTGTTGTAATGGAGGTTTCTGCATAATGGATATTACACAAGCAGTTTTAACTTTAAGACCAGGAGCACAATGGTCTCTTAATGGTGAAACTTATGATGGTTTACAGTGGTTAGAAAAACCAGTATGGGAAGGTGGTCAAAAGAAACCAACAAGAGAAGAAGTTGAAGCAGAAGTAGTAAGACTTCAACAGAAATGGGAGAACACTGAGTATCAGAGACTTCGTGCCAAAGAATACCCAGACTTTAAAGAGTATCTTGATGGTATTGTGAAAGGTGATACTGAACAAGTACAGGCATATATAGATGCGTGTCTTGCTGTGAAGGCAAAGTATCCTAAACCAGAAGGTGTTGAATAATGAGTACCATCAAGACTAACGCAATTCAAACTACTGCTGGGAAACCTATACTGAATAGTACTGGTAGTATTTTACAGGTGGTTCAAACAACAAAGACTGATACCTTTTATAGTTCGACTGCTGAAACTTTTTATGATGTTACTGGAATGTCGGCAACTATAACACCATCAAGTTCTTCAAATAAAATATTAGTCCAATTTAATCTGGGTAAAATTAGTGGTATTAATAATAATGCATTTAGAATCACAAGAAATGGTTCTGTAATGACCGCTGGCCTTGGAGATGCTGCTGGTGTTAGACAACAAATACATTTTACAGATTCTAATCAAGGTAGAGATGTTAATCATACGGGTTCTATATCTCATACTATTCTTGATAGTCCATCATCAACATCAGCATTAACCTATCAACTTCAAGTTAGGGCCGAATACGTCGGCAGTCAAGGTTTTGGACTAAACAGAACTTATAATGATACAAATGACACACAAGGTTACAATGCCCGCTGTGGATCTACAGTAATATTAATGGAGGTTTCAGGATAATGGATATTATACACGCAGTTCATTCTCTAAGACCAGGAGCAAGTTGGTTTATAAATGGAGATGCTTATGAAGGATTATGGTGGTCTGATGACAATGATTTACCACCACCAACAGAAGAAGAAGTCAATCAAGAAATAGAAAGACTTCAACAAGAATATAATAATAATCAATATCAAAGAGACCGTGCTAAGGAGTATCCTTCTATTGAAGACCAACTAGATACTTTATATCATCAAGGTTATGATGGTTGGAAAACAATGGTTGATGAAGTGAAAAATAAATATCCAAAACCAGGAGAAGAATAATGAGCACATTAAGAGTTAATACTATTCAAAATACTTCCTCAGTGACCATACTTCCTACTGGAAATGTAATTCAAACTGGATATGCAAGATATGATCCAAATGCAGATTCTTACACAACAGTAGCGCTCAACACCGAACTGGATTCGGACGTATCTTTGACATTTACTCCTAAATTTTCTACATCAAAACTTCTTGTAAGGACACAATATCACACCAGAATAATCAATGCTAATGGTATTTCTTTTGGCATAAGAAGGGATGGTACTAAAATTCCTGGTCAATTCCAAAGAGATAGTTGGGATTTTTTCTATAAGGGTGATCAAGTTAATCATCATTATACAGGAAAATGTGAGTGTTACATAGATGCCAACAATACAAATCCAACCACTTTTACTATTCACGCCCAAGGTTGGGATGGTGGAACTTGGGAAAGATCTTATGCTTTTGGTGACCATTCCATTCTAGTTATGGAGATAGCACAATGAAATTCGATTTAGAAAGACCAATAGGAGTATCAAATGCCCTTGAAGTTTTATGTCCAGGATCAAAATGGTATTGTCATCAAAATCAAGTAGAAGGATTGACTTGGTTAAGTAAAGACATAGAAAGACCAAGTGATGAAGAAATCCTACAAGAAATAGAAAGACTCAAAGCAGAGCACGAACGCACTGAGTATCAGAGACAGAGAAAACCAGAGTATCCATCTATCGGTGACCAACTTGATGCTCTGTTTCACGCTGGAGTTTTTCCACCAGAAATGGCAGCACAAATTCAAGCAATCAAAGACAAGTATCCAAAACCAGAATAAATAACTAAAAAGTAGATAATGGCAGCACTAGATTTTCCAAATAGTCCCGCTCTTAATGATTTTTATGTTGCCAATGGTAGAAGGTGGCAATGGAACGGAACTGCTTGGCAGAGAATTCCTGATCCTGGTGCTCAAGGTGTTCAAGGTGCCCAAGGTGCTCAAGGAGTTCAAGGCGCTGTAGGTGCTCAAGGCGCTGTAGGTGCTCAAGGCGCTGTAGGTGCTCAAGGAGCTCAAGGTGCTCAAGGAGCTCAAGGCGCTCAGGGAGCTCAAGGTGTTGTTGGTGCTCAAGGTGCTCAAGGTGCTGTGGGATCTCAAGGTGCTCAAGGTGCGGTAGGATCTCAAGGTGCTCAAGGTGCTCAAGGAGCTCAAGGTGCCATAGGATCTCAGGGTGCCGTTGGTGCCCAAGGCGCCCAAGGTGCTCAGGGTGCTCAAGGTGCTCAAGGCGCACAGGGAGCTCAAGGTGCTCAAGGTGCACAGGGAGCTCAAGGAGTTCAAGGTGTATCTGGTGTTCAAGGATCTGGTGGTGCACAAGGAGCTCAAGGTGCTCAAGGTGCCGATGGTAATTTTGGTGGCGCTACATTTGATTATACTTTTAGCACTAGCACAACCGATAGTGATCCAGGAACTGGAACCTTAAGATTCAATAACAGTGACTTGAGTTCCGCTACTCAAATGTTCATTGATGATGAATCCGATGGTGCCATTGACATTCAAGTGTATCTAAGAACTATTGATGATTCAACCTCAGGGATTAGAGGTCACTTTAGAATTTCCAATAGACTGAATTCTGCTGATTTTACTCTCTTCACAATTGATGGTGTAGCTACAGAAGCGACGGGATATTTTAAAATTCCTTGTACAAGACTTTCTGGATCAACATCTTATAGTAATGGTGAAGATATTATTATCACCTTTGCGAGAACTGGTGATAAAGGAGACACTGGAACCACTGGTGCTCAAGGCGCTCAAGGTGCTCAAGGTTCTGCAGGTGCTCAAGGTTCTGCAGGTGCTCAAGGTACAGCAGGTGCTCAAGGTTCCACAGGAGGTACAGGAGGCACTGGTGCTCAAGGTTCTCCAGGTGCTCAAGGTTCTGCAGGTGCTCAAGGTGCTCAAGGTACAGCAGGAGCACAAGGAACTGCTGGGGCTCAAGGTTCTGCAGGTGCACAAGGTTCTCCAGGTGCTCAAGGATCTCCAGGTGCTCAAGGTGCTGTGGGCACACAAGGAGCTCAAGGTGCTGTAGGATCTCAAGGTGCTCAAGGTGCAGTAGGATCTCAAGGAGCTCAAGGTGCCCAAGGTGCTGTTGGTGCAACAACTTTTACACTTCCAGAAACTGGAGGAAGTTCTTCTTATATTTTATTAGGAACTTGGGGAACTGCTCAAAATGGTTCTTCACTATACATGACCATTGTTGCAAAAAATGGATACAATGCAGATACCACTCAAAACCAAGTAACTAAACTTTATTTTAAAACATCTAATAACAGTAGCAATAATGCTGGATTTTATGGTGATGGATTAGCTTATAGAATAACTTCCTTAGGGACAAGTTCAAGTGCTCCAGCTTCAATTAGAATTGTTCAAGTATCAACAACCTCTTATGCCATATATGGAAATTTTGGATCTTTCACTGGTAGTGGTTCAACTTATCAAGTTCAATTCCCATCTGGACAAACTTGGACTAACAGTTCTACATTAGTCAGTGCTCCAGGTGGAACTTATATTGATATAACACCATCAACTGCTGTTGGTCCTCAAGGTGCTGTAGGAGCTCAAGGTGCAGTTGGTGCTCAAGGAGCTCAAGGAGCTCAAGGAGCTCAAGGAGCTGCTGGTGGTACAGGTGGTGTTGGTGCTCAAGGAGCTCAAGGAGCTCAAGGAGCTGCTGGTGGTACAGGTGCACAAGGTGCTACTGGTTCCACAGGTGCTCAAGGTGCAACAGGAGGTACAGGAAGTACAGGAGGTACTGGTGCTCAAGGTGCCACAGGAGGCACAGGTGCCACAGGTGCTCAAGGTGCAACAGGAGGTACAGGAGGTACAGGAGGTACTGGTGCTCAAGGTGCCACAGGAGGCACAGGTGCCACAGGTGCTCAAGGTGCAACAGGAGGTACAGGAGGTACAGGTGCCACAGGTGCTCAAGGTGCCACAGGAGGCACAGGTGCCACAGGTGCTCAAGGTGCTGCTGGTAGTGGAACAATAACAGATGATACTACAACAAATGCTACAAGATATCCAACTTTTGCAACAGCAACCTCTGGAACATTCACACCTAATACTTCATCATCAAAACTTACATTTAATCCTTCTACAGGAACACTATCAGCAACAGCATTCACTTCACTTTCTGATAAAACACAAAAAACTGATATCACGCCAATTACAAATGCTATTGATACTGTAAAACAGATTCAAGGTGTTAAATATAAGTGGATAGATAATCATAACCAACCATCAATTGGTGTAATTGCACAAGATATTGAAAAAGTATTACCTGAAGTAGTAATGAGCAATCCAGATGGACTTAAATCAGTGTCTTATGGGAACATTGTTGGATTGTTGATTGAGGCAATTAAAGAACAACAGAAGGAAATTGATGAACTGAAAAAAAACACAATAAATAAAAACGAATAGAAACATTATAAAAAATGGCAGATCTGACTTCTAATCAATTATGTAATATCTGTTGCAAGCATTATAATGCTGGATTAAGATGTTGTGCTTTAGGTTCTTTAGTAGAAGGTGGATACTTATTTGCCCGACAAGGAGGTGTTGCTTGGATCGTTGCTTGTGCTTCTCGTGAAGTCTCTAGAGTTTGGGCAAGCCGAGGAGATGCTGTTACTGTTGCTAATGCTTCTGATGCTTGTGGTGATTGGTTTGTTCCTTGTCGTGATGATACAAAATATGGTGTCGAGTGTAGATGCTTTTGGGACTCTTCCTCCAACAATAAATACTGGACTAGTACAGAGTACGATGCAACGTGGGCTTTCTACATGGTGTGCAACGGTTTCCGGTCAGGCATTGCGAACAAGACGACTACGTTCTGTGTCCGTGCCTTCAGGCGTGTTTTTTATTAAATTTTGTACTTTATAAAAAAATGGCAGATCTAACTTCTAATCAATTATGTAATATCTGTCGCATTCATTATAATGCTGGATTAAGATGTTGTTCTTTAGGTACTTTACTAGAAGGTGGATACTTATTTGCCCGACAAGGAGGTCTTGCTTGGATCGTTGCTTGTTCTTCTCGTGAAGTCTCTAGAGATTGGACAAGCCGAGGAGATGCTGTTACTGTTGCTAATGCTTCTAATCCTTGTGGTGATTGGTTTGTTCCTGATCGCCACCATCTTTCTCTCGGTCAAATGTGTAGTTCCTTTTGGGACTCTTTCTCCAACACTGCCTACTGGAGTAATACAGATGGCAATGTTTTACTAACGTACGCTTGGCACGTGTGTTTTCAGGCAAGTCCAAACTACGGAAGTATATCAAGAGCCGGCGCTAGGTCCTGCGTCCGCTGTGTCCGTGCCTTCAGGCGTATTTTTTATTGAATTTTGTACTTTGTAACTTGTATTTTGTATGCTTTTATTTTTTGATTGAAAATGGTTGAAAATCTTCAAATATATCGAGACGCAAGTGAACTCATCAAACGTGTCTTTATTATCGTCAAATAATTCCCAAGAGATTACAAGTACACAATAAATAAAAACAAATAGAAACATTATAAAAAATGGCAGATCTAACTTCTAATCAATTATGTAATATCTGTTGCATTCATTATAATGCTGGATTAAGATGTTGTTCTTTAGGTTCTTTACTAGAAGGTGGATACTTATTTGCCCGACAAGGAGGTCTTGCTTGGATCGTTGCTTGTTCTTCTCGTGAAGTCAATAGAGTTTGGACAAGCCGAGGAGATGCTGTTACTGTTGCTAATGCTTCTGATGCTTGTGGTGATTGGTTTGTTCCTAGTGGTAGTGATTTAGAACTTGGTTACGTTTGTAATGTCCATTGGGACTATTGGAACCCCAATCCCTCCGCCGTCTACTGGTCTAGTTTAGAGTTCAATGCTACGCAGGCTTCTCTTATAGTATTCAATAGTGGTCGCACCTATGCGGCCGTCAACAAGACGAACGCGCACCGTGCCCGTGCCTTCAGGCGTATTTTTTATTGAATTTTGTACTTTGTAACTTGTATAAAGAAATAATTTAGTGATGTACAACTATGAAAAACTTATCTAACTTTCCACCTGTTTATTATATAAATTTAGATTTTAGAACAGATAGAAAAGAAAGTATAGAAAAAACGTTTCGAGAATATAATATCTCTAACTACACCAAAATATCAGCATCCAATTATCTTGGAAGTGAACAGGAAAAATGGGAACATTTGGTACTTGATGAAAAAGTGAAGTGTGGAGCAAGTGATGTTGGTTGTACTTTATCTCATCTGGAAGCAATTGACACTTGGTTAAAAACTTCTAATACGGAAACAGCAGTCATTATGGAAGATGATTGTGATATTACTGTAAGTGACTATTGGAAATTTGATTGGAATACTTTGATGGATAATTTACCATTTAATTGGGATTGCATTCAACTTTGTATGAACCATCATTCGGTAATGCCTTTCTATCTACATCCAATAATGAGAGATAGTGGTTCTGCAAGTGGTTATTTAATTAATCGTCCTTATGCAGAAAAGGTCTTAAGATTGCATAAGTTTCCGGAAGGATATAAATTAGTCAATCGTATTGGTGATTATAAGTACAAAGAAATATCATCACATGTTGATTATTTAATTTTTGAGACTGGTAAGACTTATTCATTTCCAGTTTTTACGATAAACACAGAGTTTCATTCCAATCAAAGAGAAACTAAATTACATCCAAGAGACCAACCTTGTAGAGATTCAGTGATTAATTTCTGGAAAAATGAAAGTTCTTCATTTGATTTAAATGACTTTTTCTGTTATAATAAACCTAACGACAATTTGATGGTTCGTAAAATAGAACTAAATAAACCAAAATTCAATTATAATTGAGATTACTATGAACCTAATGCCCATTTATTCAGTTCCACTTTGGCAGTCAGAATACCCAGAGTTTGAGGAACATAAGGAACTCTTTCTCAAAGCAGTCAAAGAGTATAAAGAACAAAATCCTTCCATTCAAAAATCAAATATTTCAGGTTATCATTCTCCAGAAACACTTCACGGACTACCAGAACTACGACCACTCTTTGAGTATATCTGCCAGATGGGATTTAAAGCAGTTGCTGACCTTGATTTTATTGATTGTGATATTGCTCTCACTTCTGCTTGGATGAATATCAACGATACTCGTCAGTGTATGAATAGTGACCACGTACACGGCAAAGTGTTTTCTGGTGTCTTTTATCTTTCAGCACCAGAAGAAAGTGGAAAGTTAGTTCTTTCAAATCCAGCAATCAATCGTATGTGGGATGGTTGTTCTCTCACTTCACAGAAGAACCAATTCACAGGAGAAAGTATTCGTATTGAACCAGTAGAAGGAAATATACTTCTCTTTCCTTCGTATCTTTCTCATTCAGTGGAAACCAATAATCACGATGAGGAACGTATTTCAATCTCATTTAATATGATTGCTCTTCCAAAAGGTAGTATTGAATATCCTCAATCGCAAGAATGAAAAAACTTTTAGTTACTCTTGATGTAAATTATAATAAAAATATTACAAATTATCTTGTAAGTAGAAATATTGCAAAATATGGTCTTAAAGTAAAAACTGTAATACACGACATGTTTGCATCATATCCTAAAGATGGTCATCCATTATTTTTTATTCATCAATATTCTATAACCGAACAAGAAAAATTAAAATACTTAAGGCAATGGGATAATCATATAAAAACAGAAACACATCAACATCAGCAGAAATCAATAAAGTATCAATGAAGCAGTTCTATTTTATTTCCGGACTTCCAAGGTCTGGTTCTACATTACTTTCAGGAATACTTAAACAAAATCCAGAGTTTTATGCTGATATTGCTTCACCAGTAGAAAGAATTGCAGAAACTTCTATTGATATTATCACAAGTGCCGAAAGTAATCTTACAATCACAGAAGACCAAAGAAAAAATCTAATGTATGGAATTTTTGATGGTTATTATAAGAGCATAGAGAAACCAGTCATCTTTGATAGTTGTCGTGGTTGGACGAAGAAAACGAACTTTCTTCAGGCACTTTTTCCTTACACAAAAATCTTATGTCCTGTAAGAGATATTGTTTCTATTTTGAATTCCTTTGAGGTGATTTCATCCAAAAACCCATTTCATACCAAGACACTTGCAGAACATAATGATAATGTGTTCTCAAGATGCGATGGTATGATGAATAAAAATGGTGGTGTTGTTGCAGAGCCATGGATATTACTTCAAGAAGGTTATGCTCTCAATCCAGAAATGATACATTTTATTGAATATGAGAACTTATGTAAGGAACCAGAAAAAACGATGAGACAAGTGTATGAGTTTCTGGAAAAACCTTATTATACTCACGATTTTGAGAATGTAGAATATTCAAATGAGAACTTTGATAGGGCGTGTAATCTTAAAGACCTTCATACAGTTAAGAGAAAAGTAGAATATAATCCACCAAGATGTGTTCTTCCACCAGAAATAGTTAAAAAATATCAAAAAATAAATATGGAATTCTGGAAACCAAATCATAAAACTGACCCAGATATAATTGAAAAGTTAGATAAAAAATTTATTGAATATAAATGATAAAAACCTATAATAATGTTCTAGTTGAGGTAGATAAATCTTGGGAAGGAACCATAATTATGTTTCCTGCTTTTTTACATCATATGGTACATCCTTTTTATACCAGTGATGAATATCGTATTTCTATATCTGGAAATTTAGTCATTGCTCCATCAAAAAATATCATATCTTATCAATGACTTCACTTTTTATTATAACTTCTGGAATATATACTTCTTATGGAAAATGTTCTACAGAAGAAAGAATAGAACAAACAAAGGAAACTCTAAAGTCCATTAAGACTTATGCTCCCAATTCTTCTGCGGTGATTATTGATTGTGGTGAAAAGAGTGTAAATAAGAACTTATTTGATTGTGAGGTGATTAATTATACAACGAATGAAGAAATTCAAGTTCATCTTCAAGAATATTTAAGAACTAACAGAGACCTTGAACCAGAGATTATCATCAAGTCAATGTTGGAAATACTGATGTTTGGAGATTATTTAAAAAATCTTACAGGTTCTTATGGTAGAATATTCAAAATCAGTGGAAGATATAGATTAAACTCAAACTTTAATCATCAAAAACATCTGGAAGCAAAAGGTAAAGTTGTTATATTACCTCCTGATAAAAGTCAAAATTTATATAACTTTGATGTAAAATCTAGTATGTTTCAGTATATGACTCGTTGTTGGAGTTTTGATAGTAGTTTATTGTTGAATATTATTGAGACTTATGATAAAATGAAGATTGATATTTTATATGCATCAAGAACAGAAAAACAAGCAGATATTGAGCACCTAATGTACAGGCACTTAAATAAGAAACTAGTACAAAATATTAATGTAATGGGAATTGAAGGATACTGGGCACCAATGAAACTTTACATACAAGAATGAAAAAACCAATTGAAGTCTTTATAAGACATTGTTATTACTCAAAGTTACAAGAACTTCCAGATCGTACAAGACCTTCTTGGTTTAATAAGATTAAGGTCTTTGAGAACTTTAAAAATACATTAGATCCAGAATTGGTAAATTCTACGATTGTTTATGATGAGTTTTATGGTAGTATAGATAAGACTTTTTTATCACAAGAAAAAAATGTAGAAATTATTAATTGTGGAAGCGAACCTCAAAGTTTTCTAAAAACATTAGATATTATTCAATCCAAAAATCTAACTGATGATACGATTGTTTATTTTCTGGAAGATGATTATTTACATTGTTTAGGTTGGTGTGATATAATGTTGGAGGGATTTTCACTCAATCCACATTATGTAACTTTATATGACTTTGATTTCTTTATTAATGCTGGATACTTATGTGAAATCTTTACTACTTCAAGTTCTCATTGGAGAGCAGTTCCAGCAACTACAAATACTTTTGCTTGTAAATATAAGACCCTATTAGAAGATCTGGAAACTCATCAAAAATATTCTGTTGATTGTATAAAAGAAGAAAAAGGTTTTCATTTCTCAAAAGATTATGATAAGTTCTGGGAACTTTCTAAACAACATAGATACATTATATCCCCAATGCCCGGTTGGAGCACTCATTGCGATGCTAATCATATAAGTCCTATCATAGATTGGAAAAAAGTTATGAATGAGACTTATATTAAACAGCAAACAGAAACATTTAATATTCATTATAAATGACTAAATATAATTTAGGTTGTGGAACAAATAAAATAGAAGGATATGTGAATATTGATAAGTACGAGGTATTCAATCCTGACAAAATAATAGATTTGGAAAAATTTCCTTGGGACATTAAAGATAATTCTGCCACTGATATTTGTAACGTAGATTTTGATCTTACTAAAGTTCACTATAGAGTCAGTAAAGAAGTTTGTGATTATTTGGTCTTGAAAAATTTAATTCCAAAAAATTTTACAGAAGAAATTGAAAATAATTTTTTATCAAAAATTTTTATGAATACAATAGAAGAAATTTATATACAACTTACTGTAAAAAAATATACTTAATTATAAATGACCACTATGAAAATATATGAAAATGGATTAAATTGGATAATAGAAGACCAATTAGATGAAACAATTGTAGAAAAAATAAGTAATCTTATAAATGATAATTCAAATGATTTTCCAAATTTAAAGGAGGGATTTAGTACTACAGGAAAAAATTCAGAACAATATTGGTTAAGAAAACCTGATGAAGATTATTGTTATAAAAGTAAAATTTTTGAGAATATAGAGAAGCAATATAAATTTCAAATTTTAAACAGATTAAAAATATCGGGTGTATTAAAACCAAAAATACTAAAAAATATAGACATTAAATCTGAGAATTGTTGGACAATAATTGGAGAGGAAAATTCTTATCATACTCCACATTTTCATAGTGATGGTGATGGTGAGACAATATCTACAGTACTATATCTAAGAGTTCCTGAAACAAATATAGAAGATGAACCAGACAATAATTTATACTTAATTATGAATTCTGGACCAAAGACTAGACTTTATTTAAATAAACCAAAGTATCTCACAATAAATCCTGAGGTTGGAAAGATGTTAATATTTCCCGATTGGATAATACATGGAACTTGCCCCCAAAGTAGGGGCATACGCCAAACTTTTAATATGGACTATAGTTTTATAAAACAAAATAATAGTATTATAAAATATAACTGATATGATTACAATAATCTCATTAGACGGTGGATTGGGAAGAACCATTACGGCAATTCCAGCATTACTCAAATATCATAAAAACCATCCAGATCAAGAGTGGTATATAATGATCCCCGGATGGGATTTTGTAACTTGGGGTATTCCAGAACTTCAAGAAAGAACCTTTAATCCTGATAGTAAAGGTTCTTTTGATTATTATTGGAAAGCAGATCAAGTAATCTCACCAGAACCTTACCGAGTTCCTGCTTATTACCGTAATGAGATTTCATTAAGAGAAGCATTTGACATTTGTATCAATCATTCAACGGATCATAGTGATTTGCCCCCAATGAAAATGATACTCTCAACTTCAGAAAAAAGAACAGCATTTGAAATTATAGAAGAAGCAAAATCAAAACATAAAAAATCTAAAACAATTGTAATGCAACCTTATGGTTCTACCGCACAACCACATCCTTCTGGAATTTTTGATGATAGTTTGAGATCAATTCCTAAACCAATGTTGTCTTATTTGATTAATGAACTCTCAAAAGATTATAATGTGATTTTTATGGGAGCAAAAGACTTTCATAACATTAAAACATATAAACCAGATCCAGATCCAAACTTAAGAGAATGGGCAGCAATTATTGAAGCAGCAGACTACTTTATTGGTTGTGATAGTTGTGGGCAACATATGTGTAAGGCACTCAATAAAAAGGCATCTGTGGTCATTGCTGGAACTCATCGAATTAATGTGACTTATGAAGGATTTCATATTATAGAAAGAGATCTTCCCTTTTACCCAGATGCAATGAGAATTTCTGGTTTTCATTCTCATATGTCTTCAAGATTAAATCAACCAAGAATTGAATTTACTCAAAAAGAAATTGAAAAAGCATATCAGGATATTCTTAAAAATATAGAAGGAGATCAAAAATTACCTATAGTAAAAACAACCAAAAAACTTGAAGGTATAAAATATTCATAAATAATTTTAAATTTATTGTATTAAAATGTTGGTCAAAAAATATTACAGTTATAAAACTTTTTATCCAGAGGACATTTCTTCTGGATACTATACCTCTCCATTTAGTGAATTTTTTACTGGTCTTGATCAACTTTCTAATCCTGAACTTGAAGAACTTGGTTTTATTCCCATAGAACTTCCTGAAGGTCTGTATAAAATTAAAAATCAAGAAGGCAAATATCCCCCAGAAGAATATTGGACGCATTCTTATACTTGGGATAGATCTATATCGGAATTTATAATAACAGAAAATGATATAGAAATTATAAGATCTAAAATTAATTATACTGAATTTTGGGATGAGTTGAGTGAAACGAGTTCTTATGATAAAATCAGACAAGGAGCAATGATTTCTTTGCCGATTAATACTATTGCAACTGAATTAATTGCTTTATTTTCCGACGTAAAAGGTGGAAATATCGTAAAAGGTGGAAATATTAAAGTGAATAAAATTCAAGAATGTTTGACTTTTCTTTTTGAGAATATTGAATTTACTGAAACAGAACTGCAAGAAATTCAAGAAATTTTTGTAGGAACTGGAATGCATTATCAATATACTTTGGGAAATGAGAGTTGAAATTCCAATATCAGTAGGAGAACTGATTGATAAGATAACAATTCTTCAAATTAAGTCTTTGTTTACTGATAATGAGTATGTTCATAAGGAATTAGAAGATTTAAATAAAATTAAATCTACCATTACACAATATACACTAGAGCATGAAGTTAACTTGAAAAAAGTAAATGAAAAACTTTGGAAAATTGAAGATAGGATTAGAGAAAAAGAAAAACTTCAAGAGTTTGATGATGAGTTTATAGAGCTTGCTCGCAATGTTTATATGACAAATGATGAGAGAGCAACTATCAAAAGAAAAATCAATGAGATAACTAATTCTGACTATAAAGAAGTAAAACTTTACTAATCGCAAGTAGTTAACACCAGACTCATAATCCGCTATAATAACAAGGTCTTCAACATCCTTGTATCTTTGGGAATGAAGACCCTCTTCAGTGGTGTGAAGGGGTGAGTTGGTGGTTAACGGAGAGGGTCTCAGTGCCCTCTCTTTTTTTATCCACTTTTCCAACTGGCACACTTGACACCCGCCCTACGACACCCTATAATATGGGGGTAATCAAGAAAACCCCCAATGACCACCGCACAAGAAACCGTTCAAGGTATTGTGATTGACGTATGCACCCGCACCTTCCTGCTGTTGAGCGATCAGGGCAGCGAGCGTCTTGTAGAGTGTGAGACTGTTGAAGAGTTTATGAACGTTCTGGAAGTGGTCACCGCACAACTGGATCCAGAACAGATCGAGTATGCCGACCTTGCCATTCGTGGTGAGAAAAACTAAATAACAGGACAATGGAAGTTTTCACCGTGGAAGAGTTTCAAGAGAGGTTTGATGAACTGATGGAACGTGTTGAAAATGGAGAGAGTTTAGGCATCGTCAATGAAGACGGGCAGGCAGCAGTGATGATGCCCGCAGACGAGGAGTTGATACGAATACACACCGAGTTAAACAACGAAGCCCCTTGAGGGAGTGTAGCTTAATCGGTCAGAGCGCCCTGCTTATAACGGGGTAGTCTGGGTTCAATTCCCAGCACTCCTATTGCTCCTTTAGCTA